TTGTCATTATACACCATCTCCATAGAATGTTTTTGGTGATATAAATAATGAAGCAGCTTGTGAGTCTTGAGTTAATGCTCTTTGCATTTCGTCTTCATAAACTAATTTTAACATTTCTGTTTTTTCAGGTTTATAAGTAATACTTAAATAGTAAGAAAGTCCTGAAGTTAAACACGGTAAAAATCTAAATACAACATCTGGAGTGTTTGTGTATTTTCCAGCATCTTCGATTCTTGCAAGATAATAAAATCTTAATTGATAATTGCTTGGTGTGCTTTGACTTGAAAATTGTGTTCCTGGTGTTTGATATAAAAATATACTCGGACTATATCCTCTTTGAACATAATATTGAGAAGGTGTTCCTTGTGATAATTTATTTGGTAAAGCTGCATAAGCAGATCTGTCTATTTTAGTTAATGAAGTATCTGTGGGTAGCGAAGCGTTTGGAGATGTATTATTTCTAATATATGCCTCTAATACATCGTTAATATCACTTGGATAGTTTGTAGGATCTGATGAATAACTATATTCAGCTTGTCCTAATACTAATGGAATTGTAGCTAATTTTACCTTCCATAAATGTACACCTCTATTATCCCACTCTGATAATAAAATATTTAAATTTCTTCTTGCTGCTCTTAAATGATAACCAGATCTTGTTCCTCCAATACCTACACGTCCAAAAGCTTCGTCAAAAAGCTCATCTAGTTCAAGATTAAAACTTGTAGTTCCGGAAGTAGTCATCTACTCTCCTACTTATCTATAAATAGCGTAATACTTAATGCACTACTATTAGCAGTTACACCAATACCGTCAACAATTGCTGTTCCATTTCTTTGAGCATATAAAACTCCGTCTTCTGGAATATTTAAAGTTTCAGTTTGGTTAGCACCAACAGATACACTAATATAAACTTGTGTATTAGTAGAAGAACTAACAGTTGTAGCATTTGCTAAACCATTAATAACTGCTGTTCCTGAACTTCCTGTTGATTGAATCATATATCCACGAAGTCTTGTAGGTCCTGTAAAAAGAACTGCGTTTGTAGAACTTGTAACGACTGGTTTTACATCACTTTTGTAACTCATTTTTTCTCCTTATATTAATAGAGCTCCCGAAGGAGCTCCATTAAAAAATTAATTAAGCTGGTCCAACTTCACCTGGTTTACCATTATCGCTTATCACGTAATAGATAATTACAGATGTAGTAGAAGCAGTTGTAGAACTTCCTGTTCCAGCACCAAACACAGTTGAATTAACTGTAAGTGGAGTTGTTGCAAAAGTTCCTAAATCATTACCAGCAAGAGCTGATTGAACACCGTTAGCACTTAATGCACTAGCGATTGAAGTAGAAGCTGCTTGAGCTGCTGTTGAAGTAGTTCCAAGATTTAATGCTTTGTCAGCTGCACCTGTTGCTGCGTGTACAACGTCAGTAATTTGTGCTCCTGCTGGAAGAACGATTGCTCCTCCATTAATTCCTGTAACTGCAGAATATACAGATGTAGAACTATCTATAATTCCTTTAGCTGCAAGAACAACTGTTCCTGGAAATACGTTAGACTCTCTATTTTGTCCGCCGTAAGATCTTACTACTCCTTGAAATGTAGTTTTTGCCATATTATTATCCTCCTAAATAATCCAATGTAGTCATTAGGCCTGTCGACTATACGCGTCTACATCAGATGTTAATGTATAGTTGTATAAATATAGCTTAATTTTTCAGAAAGAGCAAGGGGTGGCTTATGTTTCTCTCACTTTTATTTCAAATATATAACTAGTTTAACTAGCTATAAATGCTGGATCTTCATCTTCGCTTAAAACAAGGTTATTTTCTTGTCTAGCGACTTCAAGATCCTGTTGAAGAATTTGTCTTTTGACTTCCTTCAACTCCACTTCCAACCACTGCATATCAGTAGTTAGTTTTCCCTGTTCAAGATAAGACTTGTTCCACTGTGATTCCAAGTCTATTTTCTTGGCCAGAAGTGATTGGGACAATGATGTCACGTTCAACCTCCTCGTAGGTTATGTAGAAAAAATTACTAATCTGTTTAGGACTAATTATTTTCTCTAATTGCTCTTTACTTGTTTTTCCCAGAAAGTCAAGTACTTTCTGATGTAAAGATTCGGTAGTATTTATGGGTTCAGATTCCAATGTAAATTGGATTTTAATGCCGTCTAGGAATACTTTTATTAGGTAAATTTTCATCTTCTCACGGATGTTATTATAATGAATTATAGGGCGAGTCAAGCCCGCCCTATAATAAAAGTTCTTACGATCCTGATGAACCGAAAGCGCCTCTTGGGTCTGACCAGCCGAAGCTGTATCTTTCCCTAGCTTTATATCTTACGTTGCCAGTTTCGAAATCTCCCTCCATAGAAGTTCTAATTGGAGATCTTTCGAAGTACTTTAAGCCATTTGGTACATCTGTAATGATAAAGAATGCATCAGAATCAGTTAAGTAATGGTTCACAACATAACCTTGTGGAATCATTCCTTTGTTTCTAATTGCATTGATATCATTGTCAGCTGTTCCAACTCTACCAGCAGAAGACATTAATCTGTCTGCAGTAAATTGCTGTTCAGAAGGGATGATTAATTTCATACCTTGAGCTGCAATTTTTAAACCTCTTTCATCTGTGAAAGCAGCGATGTCAATCAAAGACTGCTCTAAAGATGTTTCATTTAAATCAGCTTGTGTTGCAAGCGTGTTTCTAAATGTTCCAGAGATTGTAGCGTGAGTCGTAGAGAATAAAGGAGATCCGTCACCACCTAAATAAGATGTGCTGAATCCGTTATTCAATACGTTAGCCGCAGTTACCTGCTTTGTATTCGCCATAGATCTAGCTAATGCTTTTGTATATCTAGACGCTAGTCTGTCATACAAGTTATCCTCAATCGCTTCTTCAGTGATTGCGAACGCAAGAGCTATAGTATTGTGCGTATATCTAGCAGTGAAAGTTTCTTGTGCCTGATCGTAGTTGACACCAGATCCTTCAGCTTTAATGGCAGCGTTGCCGAAACCTGATAACATAACTTCTTCTTCAAAAGCTCTGTCAGAAGTTTCTTTGATGAAGATTTCTTCATGCTCGCTGTCATAACGTTTATATTCAAGTCCAAACAGAGCGTTTAAACCTGGTTCTAGTTCTTTAACTAGTTGTGATCTTGAGATAGCCATAGTTTATATTCTCCTGTTATAGTAATTGATGACTCTTAGAAACTCTAACAATGAAATCTTCATTTGTTACAGCTTCCTCGTTACCTATGAATGGTGAAGTATTCACCACAGTAACTTGTCCATTAGCAGCTGTAGCTGAAGTAGATAAGTCAAGGTAAGCACCAGAAATACCGTTATTAGTATTACCTGCTGCATATACTTGATCAAAGCTAGTTCCAACTGCAGTTGTTCCTAGAGCAGTTCCCGTAGATTTAACGAGATAGAGTTGATTTGGGTCAGTTATTACATACGCCTGAATTTCACCCTGTGTGATATTCGTTTGTGTGTAAAAATTTGACCATTTTGGTTTTTTTGTTGATGGGTCTGATTCTATCAAGCAACCATTAAATACACCTAATACACTAGACAGGGCTGAAGTATCAACTACGATAACTCCACCTGTGGCATTAAGTTTAACAATGTCTCCTTGAAAAATAGACGAGCTGTAGTTGTCCGCGATCACAAATTGATCTTGTCCGCCTGCAGCTGGATTCCCACCAAGTTTGCCTAGCGGTCTAAAACCGTAGGCAACTGTTGAGTTTGCCATATTTTTGTTCTCCTTAAGTTTATTTTAAACTTTGTGGTTAGGAATTACTAAATAATTAGTTTTTCTTTGAGCCACCAAAAGTTACACGAGTCTGCCTCTCTTTGCTGATCGGCATACTTGGGTGCTGTTCCTTAAAAGGATCGTTTGCAATAGCTTCTTCTCGTTCTTGAGTTCTTTTTGCAAAGTACTCTTCGCGAGATTTTGCGATCTCTTCAGGTATCCTAGCCAGCAATAGGCCGCCAACTCCAATGACTCCTGCGTATTTTCCGTCTTTGACTGCTGGATAGTTAGAATCAGGATATTCATCCGCTCTAACAAATTCCCAACCAGATCTCAATTT